TGTTGCCTGGATGTCGCGGTGCTCTCGCTCTTTTTCCCACTTCCTGTCGGAAGTCTTGTGCTCTACAACATCGTTGCCGACGGTGATCATGTCCATCTGAGTCTTGAGTCTAACCGGCAGCTTGCCAAGTCGGCTGTGCTTCACTTCGGAGTACAGCGTCTCTTCAACTGCCTTTGCCTCCCAGTCGTCACCAATCGTGATAGCCTCACGGAGCATCTCTTCTCCGTTGATTGCCTCACTCAGGATGTCGCGGGTTGCCTCGGCGGACCAGTCAACCTTTGCAGACTCTTTTGACCAAGTCTTTCGGTAGTAGTCCATCGTCACGCCAATGTCGCCAGTCTTCTTGGTGCCCATGACTGGGTGATACCAGCGCTGCAGCCCTGCGTGCACCGATGTGCCTAGCGCAAAGTACGGCGTGGTCTTATCTGTCCACATCCCAAGACGGTACTTGTACCACCAGCGCAGCGGACACGAGAGAAACTCTCGGATCTCGCTGACGCTAAAGTAGTCTGGATTACGCTCGGGAATCAAGAAGCAATCTCCCCACGGCGAGCCTTGAACTTCTTCAGAAGGTACTCGCGGTGAACGTCGTCAATTTCCTGACCGTTCAGGTTCGATTCGTTGATGTTGCGACCGATCGTCGTAAGCTCGTCAAGTGTCTTCGCCGATTCGAGCGCGTCCATGAACTTCTGGACATGCTCTGGTAGGACAACGTCTTCGGCGGGGAATACTTCCGCAACCGACTTAGCGGTTGGCTTGGTGCTGCCTCCCTTTGACTTGATCTCGTCATCCGAAGCAATTCGCTTCGATGGGAGCCCAGCCATCACGAGCGCTCGACCGACAGCCGAGGTCTCGCAGTTTTCAATCTCTGAGCCGCGGGTATATGGAGTTGCCCCTGGGATCTGCATCGCGCTGTGCCCAACGCCAGCAGGCTTCTCGTCTGGAGCTTCTCCGCGGTATGCCTTAGCCTCTACCACCACGCGCTTTTCGGTGTGCTCAAGGACACTCGTCTCGATTCTTGCGTTCGGGTATGCCTCATACCATGCGCGGATGCGCTCTGCGACATCCACGTAATCCTTAAGTGCGCTCTTGTCAAATGCCATTTCAAGCCCCCTTACTCAACTCTCTGTCCAAATCGCTGAAAAGCAAACGCTCCTCAACGCTCAAAAACTCTGCGATTTTTGCCCGCAGGTTCTTAGAAATTGGCGCCTGTCCGTATTGTACCTGATTCAGGTATCCAATCGTCACGCCGAGATGCTTAGCGATGTATCGCCGCTTCATCCCCGTCTCCTTTAGCAGCGTCCAGACCATTCCAGTGCGCTTCCGCTGCATGATCCTTCTTGATTCCCACTCTGGTCCAGATTGCTTCATTTTGCCTCCGTTTTCCTCTTGGCCCTTGCGGCTTTTCTTTTCGCCAAGATCTCTACCTTGTTAAGACTATAATACTTCCTCATGTTTTGCAAATACTGGTCTCGGTGCCTCAGATAATTGGCTGCCGGGTGAGATCGCTCCTGCTCAGCAGTCCTTACGCCCCTAGTCTTTTTTGCCTTAGTCCTTGGTGGCCTCTTGCCCTCAGAGACGCAGGCGATGCAAATTAAACTAGCGTCGCTGCTAAAGAAATCTGGGCCAGTCGGCCAAGATTCATTGCAGGATAGGCAGACCCTCTCTTCGCTATCAATAAGCAGCATCTTCGCTATTCGAAGCTGTCCGAAAAATCTTCACCGGACTGGATTCCAATCCACGTCATCGCGGCCTCCGCAATGCCTTCTTGAGCAGCAGCAAGATCTTCTCCGTGAAGGCCGAGCTTCTCGACAGCCTCTGAGGCTGACTGCGCCGCAAGGAATGCCTGAGACTCTGGCTCTGTGACATCAGCCTTAATCGACATGACGCGCTTAATAGCCTTCTGGAACTCTTGGCCCCCTAGTAGGTATAGTACTTCACTGCTCATAGGATGATACTACTTGGTCAGGTCGGCACCTGTCAAGGGCCTACCTGTGGAGCAAGACAAATGGTAGGACTTCCCGTTCTTAAAGATGATTGGGCCAAGGCTCTTCACTGCCGCAATCTTCTCCCTGCGATCTTTGTTTGGGCATTTTGGGTGAGAGCAAGTGTTCGCTCCAATGCCCCGCTTAATCATCTTGTCCATAAAATCTCCCTAAATACTCTACAATTTTCGGTCTCCAGGTTTTGCTGGACTCCGTCTTCATCCTGTGATGAAAGCCGCAGATGGCAACAAGGTTCTCCTCGATCGACGGGCCCCGCTTGCCAAACCCACTAGATACTACATGATCTAGCTCAACAGGACCTTTCGTCCCCGAGCCAAATTGTGTTCCGCACTCCTTAGGCATGCCAATCCTTGGGCCGATGCAGGTTTTGTCTCTTTTTATGACGGCACGGCGCAACTCAGGAGTGACGGGGTCTTTATGCGCCATTACTTCTTGCGCTTAGTCTTCTTGGCGGGCTTCTCTAGCGCGGGGGCCTCAAGCTCTGCTTTTGTTATCGGCTTAACGTTATTTGCCTTGATGATCTTGCACGGCAAGCAGAAGCACGGCTGGGGGTGGTAAAACTTGTCCGCCATTACTTCCCTTCTTTTGCCTCAACCGAGCGCATCACGCGGTTGGCATAAGAAACTCCGGCATCGCCGCCCCACAGGGCCCATGCAATTCTGCCAGCCGAAGGGAAGCCCTTCTGGCCAGGCTTGAATCCCTCGCCCTTTTTGTCGACAAGGTGTCGGGCAAGATAAGCGCGCATCTTGCGGACTCGCGCAACAGTCATTCGATTTCCAATGAGCATTCGTGCCGTCAACTGTCCAGGCCCAATGCCGCCGCGACCGAACTCCTTGCGCCAATCAAGCCCGCGCTGTGCTTCCGCCCTAACGGCAGCGGGAACATCAAGATTAATCTTTCCGTCCGCCTTGCTGATCTCAATCGACTTTTCGCTAAGCCCTGAAAGGCCGTCGCCAACTGCGCCAATCGTGCAGACCACTTCATTGCCCTCTCTTGCAATAATTGACGCGGCGTACTTCTTGTAGTGGTCGCCACTGCCAGCTGGGAATGTGCTGAACATCGACTTCTCAATCTTAATTTCAAATTCCTCAAGGTCAGCAAGGATGCTCTTCGCCGCAGACTCTGGGCGCGAGGAGACGAGATACACTGGGTATTCGCCAGCAAGGTCTTCAAGCGCATCGATCATTTCAAAGTTAATCTCCCCGCCCTCCTCAAAGATGCCATCTGCGTCAGCAACAACAATCTTTCGCGCTACTGACTTCTTGGTCTTCTGCGGTGTCTGATTTGGCCCCATCTGCGGCGCGGGCTTTGTGGACTCTCCGCCGTCGGGCTTTGGCGCATTGCTGCTACCAACTGGTGGGCCCTGGTGCGGCGGCTCCTCTGGGCGAATAGGCGTTCCGCCTTCGCCTGGCGCATCTGGGTCCGGCTCGTAGGTCTCTGGATCTCCGACCTTCTGCTTCAGGTAAAGCTCGTAGAATTCAAGCGGCATATAGCCGAGTGGGCTTGGGAACCAGACCTGATCGCCCAAATGCCCAACACCCTCTTGCCCACGCTCCTTAAGTGCGTCGTTGAGGCGAAGCCAAGGAAGCCCCGAAAGAGCCTGCTTGTAGTAATCGCCCATGACCGCGGCAGATGCGCGGCCCATATCGGTATAGGCGAATCGAAGCGTTTTATCAAATGCCCAAACAACTTCTCTGGTCATGTAGTCGGCAACCAGGTCCATCAAGGGAAGGATGCCGTTGTCGGCGGTAAGCTGGGCGCCAACCTCGGCGCTTGAGCGGTTCACATCGAACGAGATGCCAATGTCTTGCGGCTGAACGCCGAAGGCGGCGCAAATCTTTCGGGCGAGATAGATCTGCCACTCAAGGAATTGCATGTCTCGATTTGACTGCGCCATTGGAATCCAGTTAACACCCTTCCCGCCACCGATAATGGCGGTCTGGCTCTGCCCAGCAATCTCGGCATCCCAGTAGGAGCGGAACGCATCTACCTGGTCAGGGCGAACCCCTTCGCCAAGGTTAATGATTCCAGGAGGAACTGCCTGCTCGACCATGTTGGCGTTGTACTGCGCGGCCTTCAGGTCTGCCTCAATCGTTTCCGCAAGAACCTCAATTGGGGAAAGGCCAAGTGGCGAATAGGTAACGGGGTTGGCGATAATGACAACCATCTCTTCATTTTTGTATTCCGCCACGACCTTACCAGCGTCGTCGTACTCAAAGTAACGGACAGACTTTGGCTGGCTACCATCCCAGTTTGGGGCGAAGGCGATTCTGCCCGCATCTTTCGGCCAGAGGTTTTTGATTGGGTTTACATTCAGCCCTGCGCGTCGACCAACCGTCAGTTCTTTCTCAATGACGCCCTGATCTAGCACTAGAAGGTCTTCAACGATTGGCTCGATAAACGAACGCCACGAGTCTCCGCGCTCATTCGGCGCCCTGAGGAACTCCCGAATGCGCTGGGTCATTTCGTAGTTTTCGGTAACCTCAGCATCGTGCGGGACAATGTCCCATCTGGCGCGGCTTACTTGTCCGCGGCGGAGGTTGATGGCAGCGCGAATCCATGGGTTGGTTCTTGACCAACGGCGCAACTGCTGCACTGAGCGCTTCTGCAACTGGCTGTGCTGACCAGCGCCGCGCGCGTATGGCTGTGAATCAAATGATGGGGCCATAGACGACGGGGTAGACTTGGCCGAGGTGGCCAACGGTCGCTTCTTGTCCCATGGCATGTTTACCATATTTTCTTTTCTTTCCTTTTTGGCTTCATTGCTTGTCGTACAGACATTACATCTAAGTCATTATTAACGATTTTTCTCGCTTCGTCCAGTGTATACGGAACAACTCTAATTCCGTCGATATAGCCAACTGGAGCAAACGATGGAAGCTTTGCCCACCAGTATGGTACCACAAAGCGACCGTTGGTAAATTCCATCTCTACGCTGTTCTCGAAATCAAGCCCCATCGCCGTCTTCGCCGTCCTCGGGTAGGTCGTCTGTCTCCGACTCGATAACCTCTTCTATGTGCAGTTGGTACTTCCTTCTTTGCGGTACTGACATCCTGGTAGCTTGTAATATCCCGTAACAATCTGCGCAAACGTCGTATCTCTTCTGGCCCTTCGCCCTTGGGACTACCGGCTCCGGGCGGAGCTCGACTTCAAGGTGCGAGGAGCCAGCGTAGATTGTGCAAAGAGAGCATCGCGGGTGGGCATGCTTAAGGGACTCGTAGCGTTCCACGATTGGGGCAATCTCTTTGGTCAGTTTTTTGATAGCAACGGAAACGCCTTCGACTTCGGCGACTGCGGCATTGATCTCATTGCAAAGTTTGCATTTGGCCATGGGAAAAGTATATACCAAATCCATGGACAATATACAAGTATTTGGGTATTATTGTGTTTAGGTATACAAAACTTAATACACTTGCGGTAAGATTCGATAGGAAATACAATGTGAAAAGCCCAGAAATGGGTTCGCAATATTGAGAAGTCTTGACTATACAAGGATTATATCTTCTAATATACAGCGGAGGTCATTTTGGACTTTAAGCTTTACACCAACGCACTGAAGGCATTTGAGAGCCCCTCTGGTGACCACTATGTCACCGGAACGACTTCGTCCACTATTAAGGACCGTCATGGCGACTCAATGACCATGAACGCCCTAAAGTCCATGGAAGAGACCGCCAAGCAAAACCTTACCGTCTTCCTTAACCATAACTACGAGGTCCCGCAAGATCTCTTCGGCTCCGTCCAGGATGCCCGCATTGTTAAGCGTTGGGACCAGGAGACCGGCCAGGAAGTTTATGACCTTGACATCGACATCCGTGTCGTTAGCGAGGACGAGAACCCACTTGCCATGAAGACGTACCGTGCCATTAAGCGCGGCGTTAAGCTTGGGCTATCGATCGGCGCCAGAGTTGCCAAGGTTCAGAAGGAGAAGGACGCTATGGGCGAGGATACCTACGTCATCGACGAGGTCAGCCTGCTTGAGTCTTCGGTAGTCGGCATTCCGGCAAATCAACGCTCGTATCTGCAGAACGCGCTAAAGAGCCTCCGCGGCGGCGCTGAGCGATCAGAGGAGGATGATCTCTCCGGTGGATACGAAGATGCTAAGGCGGCTAGCAAGTTTGCAGTCGGCGACATGGTCTCCTGGGGGTCAAGCGGCGGTCGCGCCCGAGGTAAGATTGTGAAAGTTGTGCGCACTGGCACCGTCAGCATTCCGGACTCATCGTTTACCATCACAGCTGAGGAAAACGACCCGGCAGTCTTGATCCGAGTTTATGACGGAGACAAGCCAACTGATCGAATTGTTGGCCACAAGATGTCAACATTGCGCGCAACAAAGTCTTTTGACGATGTAGTCGCAAGGTTGGTAGAAATTGAAGGCCATCAGGCCGCAGAGAAGAATGAGACAGAGGATTCAACCTCTGCTGAGTTGGAGAAGAACATGACCGACGAAGAGCTTATAGAAAAGAAGACTCGCGTCACCGTAACCGTTTCTACGGACGGGACAGAGTCCACCCCAGCCGCGGTTGCGGCTCCGGCCACCCCTGCGCAGGCAGAGGTTGGGCCAGAAGACGAAGACGATATGGATGCCGTCAAGGCGTCCATTGAGCCAGATGTCAAGCCAGAGGTAGGCGCTGAAGTTGCCGAGGAGACAGAATCCGAAGAGGAAGCTGCCCCATCGACAACCGCTGATGCCGTCACTGCGCTCCAGAACCTTGGGGCAGTCCTTGTTCGCTCCGGCGAAGCCGAGCGCAAGTACATCGCCCAGGGCCTTATCGACCTTGCCCGAGACATCGTCCCTGGTGACGAGGCCGCGGTCGAGGTTGCAGCCGAGGAGCCAGCAGTGGCCCCAGAGGCCCCAATTGTTGAAACTGATGCACCAGCCGTTGAGGCTGAGGTAGAAGTCGCCCCTGTCGCCGTTGAGGCGCAGGCGGAAGTCGTCGAAGAGGCAAAGGGCGAGGTTTCCATTGCGGAAATCGAGTCCATTGCAAAGTCGGCGCTTGACTCGGCCATCGCGGCCCAGCAGGAGGTCGGGGAGCTCAAAGAGCGTCTGACCGAGCTGCAGGATGCCAAGATTCGAGTTGAACAAGATATGGAGAAAGCAATAGGCCTCATCGGTCAAATTCTTGACCATGGTGTTGGCCGCAAGAGCGTGACGCCGTTCACGGTAAAGACCCCAGAGGCAGCTCCGTGGCTTTCACCGTACGTACGACGCACACTGGAGACACAAGAATGAGCGAGATTAGAGAGAAGCTTAGCGAACTCGAGAAGGGTCTCGAGTCGCTTAACGCTGCCCCTGTCGGTCGAGAGATCGCCACGGAGCAGTTTGATGCAGCAGATGCACTCGTGACGCAGCGCGAGCTTCGCAAGAAGTTTGCAAAGATGAACACGGCTGAGATCTCGGAGATGCTTGACATTCAGGCTTCCCGCGAGACAGGCAAGCAGGCGTCGAATGACGTCCTTAACCGCCTTGCTGTTGCAAACCCAAACATTGCCAAGCTGCTTGATTCAAGCGGCGGCACGGCACTTATCCGACAGGACCTTGAGCCAATGCTCTACAGCCTGTTCGTTAAGCGCTTCCCATTCTTTGAGCGCATCCGCAAGGAGCCAGCAAACGGCCTCGTGCACGCGTTCAATCAGCAGACCGCCTACGGCGATGCAGTTTTCCAGACGGAAACTGGCACCGTAACGGATGATTCCGCGACGTATTCGCGCCAGACGACTAACGTCGCTGTGCTCGCTACCCGCCGTGGTATCACGCTGAAGAATCAGTTTGCTCTTGGCCAGGGCGGTTCGCCGTTCAATGGTCTGAGCACCGAGCTTGCTGGTGGCGTCACTGCCATCGCCGGAAAGCTCCAGAAGACCCTGTTCCAGGGCAACGCGGACACGTCGGCTTCGGCTGGCACGGCCACGGAGCTCGGAGCTTATGATGCCAATGGCTTCACGGGCCTTCGAAAGCTTTTGGGTTCAGGCAGCTCGGCTGAGATCGTCACGAAGGCGACCTCGGAGTCTTACCTGTCGAACATCAACGAAGTTGTTGCTGGTATCCTTGATAACGGCGGCAATCCTTCGGCGATCCTCCTTTCCCCAACCGACTACGCGAACTTTGTGAACGAGCTCACGAGCCTCGTCCGCTTCAACGCGCCGTCGCAGCAGGGTCAGGTTGCAAGCGCAACGTTCGCATCGGTTGCCACCGCCAACGGTGTCCTTCCGCTGCTCGCGGTTCCTGGCGATTCAATCGGTTCCTACACGCTTTCGAGCGTGAGCTACCGCGACATGTACGTCGTGGACGAGGACACCTGGTCGATGCCGTACCTTGGTACTGACTCGATCACGACCCTCGAGATTCCGATTGGCGTAAACGGTGCCCTTACCCGCCTCTACATCATGTATGTGATGTTCGGGCTTGGTGCTAAGGCGCCACAGTTCAACGGCAAGATTCGCGTCGTCACGGCGTAATCTTTCAGCGAACTAGTCATTACCGAGGGGCCGGGGCAAGCGCCCTGGCCCCTCGGTTTATTTGAGGTGAATCATGGTTGAGAATTTAGACAAAGTTGAATCAGAAAAGGCGGCTAGTGCCGCGGAGCCAATCAAGGTCAGCGTTGACGCGCAGGCAGTCGTTCGCAGGGCAGTTGAGCAGTCAAAGCTTGACGTTGGCAACGGCTGGATCAAGGTTCGCTGGCACGGCGGAACTCGCCTGGTACTGCCAAACGCAGTCCGGGTGAAGTTCGTCAACGGCGAGGCCATCACTAAGGCAAAATACTGGGATATGCTTCAGGAGGCTGGGGTTGAGTTCGTAGAGATCGACAACAGCGGCTACCGAGAGCAGTCTTGATATACCGACCCCGCAGACTGCCTAGGGTGGACTGCGGGGTCACCAATAAGGTAATATTGAGCAATGATTAAGATCACTATTCCCGTAGCAGATCCTGCAGCATCAGCTGCTTCCTACACCTCAATCCAGGTTGGCAGGGCAGCGACCTACGAGGACGCCCTTGCTCAGAGCGGAACATTTACCAACCTTGGCTCTGTCATCACCATAAATGGCCTTCTTGGAACCTATGAATACGAAGACCAGGGGGCAGCAATTGGTCAATGGCACACCTGGCGCCTGTACAACACCGGGACTGCAGCTGGTGGCTCCTGGGCAACGCCATTCCAGGGCAGGGGCGCGGCATACATCACAGCAGCGCAGTTCCGGGAATACGAGATGGGCGACCTACAAGAGCCAGATGGCGAAGAGATGAGCGACGCCAAGATCGACGCCCTGATCGGCGTTGCAAGCAGACTAGCAGACACCTACGTTGGCTACTCCTTTGAGTACCGCCAGGACACCGAATACCATCCATGGAATATCAACACTAGAAGGATTTATCCCTACCAGGATAAGCTTGTAAGCGTGGAGTCTATGAAGGTCTTTGTGTCCAAGGAGCAGTACGCTACGTTTAACGCCAGCGATTTTTTCATCAACCCAAGCGCAAATTACCTTGAAGTTATCAGCCTTGCAACTGTTACGTATAGCCTTTTCCCTGCCATTGTCGCCCTTGGCATAATCAAACCTCAGGTAGAGATAATCTATACTCATGGCTATCGGGCAATCCCGCAGGACGTAAAGGATGCGGTGGCCCTGACTACCGTTGAGCTGCTTGCAAAGGATGCTACCTACAAGACTGGTATGGGGGTTCTCACAAAGATGATTGTTGGCGATACGACGATGGAGCGTCGTCCTATCCCAGCAAATAGCCCAGCCAGCAGAAGGCTTGGCGTGCCGGATGCGGCAGCACAGCTTTTGGATGGCTACGTAAAAGTCGCCATCAGATGATACCTGGAGCGATTCTTGAGATTACGTTGACCAGGAACGGAAGAAGTGGTCACGCCCCTGATGGAACTCCGATCACGACTCAGTCGGTAGTCTGGAAAAAGCGCGGGCATTTTCAGCCTCTGCGCATAGACGGATCGAAGTATGAGCAAAATCCTACCGGCCCGTCATTCGTGCAGATCTACAGGTTTTGGCTTCCGTATGTTACCGGATCCGACCGTCCAAGAAACGGAGATACGATAACGGTTCTTGGGGAAATCTATCAGGTGGATTCGATCGACTATGAAGCCTTTCGGCACCACCTGATAGTTCGCGGAAGAAAAGTTACTCGCTAACTTCCGTCTTGCACGGGAGGACCTTAAGGTCATCCCAGCCTTTGCCGTTTACCACGAGCGTAAGGATACCCCTGGGGGCATCAACTCCAGCAACTTCCTTGAACCACTGGGAGCCACCGTCTAGTGCTGGTGACTGGATGTGGGTTCTCGCTCCGTGCTGGGCAATCGCCAAATGGTGATAGTGGCCGGTCAGGAGCAGAGTCGCGTCCGCAACAGGCTGCATTCCCAGCGCCTGCTTTGCCCACCAGTTCTGCACCTTGCCGATTGCACCGCCGCTACCAGAACGTGCCTGGTGGCCGTGCGCCAGGGCAACGATTGTCCCAGAGACGTTAATCGTCACGGTTAGGTCGTTTTTAGGGATTACAAAGTTCACGTGCCCGTAAGCCTCTGGATTCGCGGCAAGAATCTCTGCGACTTGCTCAAATACGGCAACGTCGTCGTTGTCACCGAAGTTCGTAAATGCCTTACCGCCCCGTCGGTTTTCACCGTGGTTTCCTGGGACGCACGCGACAAGAACGCTTGGGGCGAACTTCGCCCATTGGGTAATAGCCTTGGTGATCAGCCTTCGTGCCACCGTGACCTGCTCTCGGCGATCCAGATCCGCCTGGAATGCCTGCATGTCATAGTGACCGTCACAGGACTCGATGATGTCGCCAAGCCCAACAACGACCAGCTTCGTGAGCGGCCTGCCGCTCTTGGAAAGCTCTCGCCATCGGTACTCCACCTCATTGATGCCAGCAAGGAAGCGCTCGACGATCTTGGCGCTGCCGCCGTTCTCGCCCTTACCAAGCTGGAGGTCGGAAATCGTGACAACCATTGAGCTGTCGCCCTCTGCGAGGAACGGCTTTCCTGGCTTGTGCTTCTTGATCTCGTTAATCATCTCTTGAACGTCGGTGTCCATCGCGGCTGTCTTTCGGACAACCTTGCCCTTCCACTGTCGGTTCAGCACCCCAAGGGTGTCACCCCAAACGTTAAAGAGGACTGGCTCAACAACGTCAAAGTGCTCTGGGTCAAGACCCCACACTCGAAGGACGGTATCCCAGTCTGGGGCGTTCTCTGCCGACATGCCAGTAGTAGTGACCGTGCCCTCATTGCCGTTCCAGACAACGCCAGGTTCCCAGCCTTCTGCGTGCTGTCGCTTTGGGCGACGGGATTGCTCAATCTCGTTCTGCACTTCAAGAATCTCTTTAAGGGCGCTCTTATCTGGAACGCTCTTCTTTACTTCTCGCATGAACACTCCCCGCGCCGATGGCGCTGAATGACGTGGGCGCTAATGGAGAGGCCTTGCTTGCTGATCCACTTGGCGATTGCCGTGGAGGTAATGGCTAGGTCTTCCAGCGCTGCGTCTAGGTCTTTCTTGTCTTCGCCCCTAAACTGGGCTTCCGCCTTAGTCCACCCACAACGTGGGCCCTTTCGGTTTTCAAGCTCCTTGATCTCGCTCAGAACCTTACCCATATATGCTCCTTTACTTCTACGCAGCACATCGCTGCGCCTCAATCATAACATATACGCAAGCATTTGTGGATATCTAGATTTGGTAGGGCCGGTCAGACTCGAACTGACACTGAGTCGGTTATAAACCGATTTCCTCTGCCGATTGGGATACGGCCCCCTGTGCTGGCGAGCCGGGCAGGATTCGAACCTGCGACCTAGGGCTTAAAAGACCCCTACTCTTCCTCTGAGCTACCGGCCCGTGCTCTTTTCCGAACATGATGTTAGTATACACTGGCAGTGCCGTCAAATGGACGGCGGGAAGGAGTCTTATGACTAACGGAAAAATGAGTAGAAAAGAGATGGTCCTCGCGTTCCTTCGATCCCATTCTAACGACTGGGTTGACGGTCCAGATATTGCAAACGCCGAGGTTGGTGGCAGCGAGGGGCTGAAGCGACTTCGTGAACTTCGGGCTGACGGGCACAACATCCTTATGCGCTCGCACCCAGATCCCAAGCGAGACATCCATCAGTACCAACTGGTTGTCCCCAAGAGTGAGGTTGGCAAGTGGGCCTGCAGCCGCTGCGGATATAATCAAGTGGAAAAGCCTATCCCGAGGCAAACCCCTATGTACGATAACTACATGGATGCGGCCTGCCCAGAATGCGGCAAGTACACGATCTGGATGCTGAGGCGAACTAACCCCTCTTAACGGACGTAAAGTAGAAGTCGCCCCCGCCGATATCTGCGGCATAGACCAGCGCGTCAATAAGGTCGTCGTGTTCGGCATTCGGGAAGGCGAGCATCTCCCGCTCTAGCAAGTCCATGCCTGGGCCGCCTTTGAGGTGGAATACTTTGCCTGCTTCGTACCGTGCCGCTAGGGCTCGGCTTCGGCTGACCTTGTCCCTGTCGGGCTTAACCCCTCTCGCCGGAAGTCTGGTTTGGGTGAGCATTTCGCGCAAGAAGGTGCTTTGGAACTGCACAACTTCAATATTGACCGCCTCAATCTTTCTCGGCTCGTCCGTGTGCATGTCCTTCTGGCCCTTCATCCCGATGAATTTTGAAGGCCAGAGAATCCTTGGGGAATCCGCACTTGCCGTTATGCTTCCGTCGCTTTCAATTCCGGTAAGCCACTGACGGTGACCCTGCTGGATTCTTGTGCGGTATGCCCCGACAACGTACATATTGTGCTCATCGTCCTCAAGGATTTCCACCGCAGCGGTGTAGTCAGAGCGCTCTCTCTCTGAGGACGCAAGGTCGACGCCAATCCTTCGGGCGCCGTGGGGAATCTCGTCAACGTGCTTAATCCAATCGTATCTAAAGATGTTGCCGCCCATGGCGGTTACGTCATTCTGGTACTGAAGGTTAAAGATTGGAGTACCGAGCTCTTCCTTCTTTTGCTCCAGGTCTGCCGTCGTATACATTTCCTTCCAAAGAGGACCGTCTTCGTCTAGCGCCTTCTTTATAAAGGACGGCGTGTTCTTCTCAATCAATTCTGCGTAGAAGTCGCCTTCGTGCCATCTCGTCCCGATAAACCAGCGGTAGGCGCCAGGCACAAGCATTGGGTCGATAACCTGCCAATACGTCTCGCTCGCCTTTTCCCGCTGAACTTGCGTGGCGTTCTCCTTCATGCCGACCATGTCGTCCGCAATCAGGATGTCTAGTCGCGCTCCGGGCTTGATCGAAGTTAGTCCGTCCGCAAAGCAGGTGGCGTCTTTACCAAGGTTTGCATCCTTAACGGTCCAGACCTCGTCCGTCCACTTGTTTCCGATAACGCCCTTTTTCGCCCATGGGAAGACCTCAGAAAATGCCGCAGAGGAAACGATAGTCTTGATTGCCCTTGATCGCGCGATGGCGTCAGAAAGAACTGCGGTGACGATGCCAACGCGAATCTTGCCCTCGGACTTACCGATCATCCTTGCCGCCCTGGCGATAAGCTGGGTTGTCTTCGCGTGACCGCGGGGCATCAATACAAGCGCGCGCTCGTGCTGGTTCATGAACCGCTCCATGTCACGGAGATGCCGCGGGAAGACAAGGCCGGTTACATATTCGGCAAACGCAGCGTCGGAGTCTACGGCTTGCTTTCTAAGCCACTCCCTGTACTCTTCGTTACTCGGCGCTGGCTGGGATTTCGACTTTGGCATTTTCCGTGTCCTCCAAGGTTTCTGCCCAGACCCTCAACCTGCCCGCAAGCTGGTCTGGCGTTATCTTGTCAATTTCGTGGTCGGACTTAAACTCAATTGCCCCGCCGTCAGCGCCAGTAAGCTCGTTGCGCGTCGGCACATATGCCCCGGTCAGCCTTGCAACCTTGTCCAAAACCTCTATTTGGATCTTCATAAACTGGACCTCAGAGTTGGTCCCTCTCGAGCGAGCGGCGCTAATGGCAGCCTGCTGCCCGATCATCCGAGCCTTCTCAATAAGTTCCGCACGAGTCATCTGGGTTTCCGGTTGATCCTCTGCCCAGCCCTTACGAATAAACCTGACATGCTCTCGGACGGTATGGACCGAGAGATTCACGGATTCGGCGATCTTTGCAGTAGGGACCCCGTTAAGAAGCAACGAGGTAATCTGGCCTCGAAGGGCCTCTACTTGCGCCTGTGGTTTTCTTCCAGGTTTTCCCATATCCGTATAATACACCAAAAAAGATCAGAATACTATTGCGCGTGGGGTTTTTATGGTCAATAATACCCCCATGGCTGCATCCACTTACGACATTGACCTAGAACAGGGCTCCACGTATTCGACCGTGTTCACCTACACGGATTCGAACGGGGCAGCCGTGAACTTGACTGGCTTTACCGCGCGAATGCAGGTTAGGGCAGTTTACGCGGCGTCCGGACCCTCCATAAGCCTTACAACCAGCGCCGGTGGGGGGATTTCCCTTGGCGGGGCCGCAGGTACCGTTACCGTCACCGTCCCAGCAGCAGCCAGCGCTAATCTTGTTGCAAAGAACTACGTGTATGACCTCGAGCTTGTTTCGGCTGGTGGCGTCGTCACGAAGCTTATCCGTGGCAAGATGAAGGTCCTTCCGGAGGTTACGCGATAATGGGCTTTAGCGTAATCGAGCAAAGCAACAACATCGCAATTACCGAAACGGATAACGCAATCTCCGTATCTACGCAAAATCCAAATGTTAATGTTTCGCAATATTCCACCGGAGTTACGGTCAGCGGCGTTGCGCTCCAGGGCCCAACGGGGGCCACTGGCGCGACCGGGCCGCAGGGGGCACCTGGGGCCACCGGAGCAACCGGGCCGCAGGGGGCAACGGGTGCCACCGGAGCGACTGGGGCAACCGGAGCAACTGGAGCGCAAGGTATTCAGGGCTCTGGCGCATCGCATTCCACGTACACGCACGACCAGAATAGCCCGTCCAGCACCTGGACGATTACACATAATCTTGCGTGCTTTCCGTCCGTAGTAGTCGTAGATAGCGCAGGTAGTGTAGTTATCGGAGAGATTGCATACAATAGCAACAACTCAATAACGCTTACGTTTGTTGGGTCATTTGGCGGCAAGGCATATATAAACTGAGGGATGAAAAATGAAATTTCTAACTAACCTAGATCTTCAGAAAAATGAACTTCAGAATGCTTCTATTCAGAACCTTGCCACGGCTCCCGCGAGTCCAGTCCAGGGGCAGATCTACTACGATACGGTTGCCGATGCACTTAAGGTGTACGACGGCGCTGCTTGGCAGACACTTGCTACTGGCGGCGGAACTGTAACATCGGTAACTGGATCGGGCGCGATCTCTTCGTCCGGCGGCAACACTCCGAACATTACCATTGCTGACGGCACGACAAGCGTTAAGGGTGCCGTCCAACTTGAGAACTCGTACTCAAGCACCTCGACGACAACCGCTGCAGTCCCTGCCGCAGTTAAGGCTGCGTACGACCTAGCCGCTGGTAAGGCAAGCACTGCCAACAAGTTGAGCGACTTTGCTGCAACTACTTCTCTTGAACTGAAGAACACGATCTCCGATGAGACCGGCTCTGGCGCACTGGTATTTGCTACCAGCCCAACGTTGGTTACGCCAGCGCTTGGCACTCCAGCAAGCGGTGTGCTTACAAACGTCACGGGCCTGCCTATCAGCACCGGCGTTGATGGTCTTGGCACTGGCGTTGCAACATTCCTCGCTACCCCATCTTCGGAAAACCTAGCAGCAGCGGTAACCGGCGAGACCGGAACCGGTGGGCTGGTCTTTGCTAACACCCCAACGCTCATTACGCCAAACATTGGCGTAGCGACTGGTACAAGCCTTGTCCTTTCTGGCGACCTGACGGTCAACGGAACGACCACAACCATCAACTCAACAACTCTTACAGTTGACGACAAGAACATTGAACTTGGTTCAACTGCAAGCCCAACCGATGCTGGCGCTGATGGCGGCGGTATTACCCTTAA